TTATGTTTTCTTGTCTTATGTTTTCCACCAAAAACATCTGGCTTCCCTAAAAAATTACAAATACCATTTATACACCTTATAGTATAATCACATGTTCCATCTCTACAGCTTACACCAATAGATTCAATTAGTCTATCTTTTTTATCATTCATAAAACTTCTAAAACTTTCTACACTAATTGACCCGTTAACTTTTATTTGATTTGTCATATAATCATTTATTAACTTTTTTTCAATTGGATATAAATCAGGGTTTGTGTCTGGGGGCATGGATGTATAATGTGTTAGTGCTTTCCCTCCGTCTAATTCTAATCTATATAATATATTACTTATATTTTGTAAAAGTAACAATTCGTTTTTTTTAGTATCTTTATAAGGTTTTAACTTATATAACATAGTTGGGTCATCAGTATTATCTATTCTACGCTTTGTTACATCTCCAACCAAATTAATAATAGTTTCTGGAGTCATTTTTACAAGATTAACACTCATAGGTAAATTAATAAAATCCGCAAAACAATTATCTCCATGGAGATTTTTATCATAATTAAATCCTAATTTAGTATAAGTCATAAAACCTGCCGCATTTGTATATCCACTTGCTAGTTCTAAAATACCTTCTTGGTCTAAATTAGAATTTTTTATACAATATAAATACGCTCCTAATAATATAGCCGCTTTAAACGCTGGTACACCTCGTGGATATAATTGTATATTTTTTCCACAAATTAAATTAACACTAACTGTTTTTGGTTTCTTTTTACATTCACCTAGTTCTACAATAATAAAAGCAGCAATTTTGTTTATTTTACGTTCAGAAACTGTTGTTGTTTTTCCTAACCTATCAACATCATTATAATCAGCGTGTAATGCAACTAATAAGTCAAATTGATTTGACCTATCTAGTAAACTCTGAACCGCATATTGTCCATAACCTTCCGATATATCTTGACATATGCTTGCTAATCTTGGTAAAACATCTCTTGCCACAATAGTTTTATCGTCATAACTAACTTGTCTACGCATAAGAGTAGGAGCATAGGGGGTTTTAGCTGCTGCCGCTCTATGTGGGGTTGTTCTAGATGGGTCAGGCATATACCAATCTAAAAACTCTGCTAAATTTAATAACACAAAATTACTACCTAAGAGTCCTTGGATTACAGAATCATTTCTATACATATCAAGTCCATTGGTAGAGTTAAATAAAAAAGATGTAGCCATTATATATATACAATATAAATAAAGGTATAAAATTTAGATTAATATTCATTTACAAATTATATATTACCTTATTCATATCATTCAAAATATCATCATCTAATTCAAGAATTCCATTATTTTTATGTTCATCATAAAATAAACTCCATGTTCTTTCACTTTTTATTTCTTGTATTGTTTTATTTTGTGTTTCTATTTTTTGCTCATCTGGTTCATAACCAAACTCATCGTAAAAACCCTGTTCATTATCATCACTATTATCTTGTTCTTTAAATGTAACTTTTTTGTTTTTTTCATCAATAACACCATTATGTTTTATAATTCTTTCTCTCCATAAAAGCGAAAATGACGCATAATATAACCAATTATCACGATACGCAGTAATTATATTATTTTTTTCTCTCTTCAAATGAAATAATGAAAGATAATTATACTGGTCTATGTAATAAATTGTAGCCAAAGGAAGAATTTTATAAGCTGGCAAAACAGGTGTCAAATCATTCCTTCTTAAATCTGCGTAAATATTTTCATATATTATTACATCCTCTGGTTCAATATGGACATAAATATTTTTACCCATTTTTATATTTTTAGTACTGGCAAAATAATGTATTAATCTTGCCAATAATATAACTCTTTTATTATTATTATTTGAATGATAGTCATTTTTTATAATTTTTTTATATTCGGCAACAATCTTCTTGCTATCTAAATTTAAACCTTTTTTGATAAAATATTGTATTACATTGGCCAAAGTATCAACCAAGCAGTCGTCTTTAATTTCAGATAAAATGAGTGATGCTAGTATCATATAATCTTCATTTTGTAATACGCTCTCTAATAGAACATCGTTTGTTTCAAATTCACACATGTTTACTATTTGTTTTAACATGAAAATATCCATTGAATGAGGTCTTATCATAAAATTATTAACAATCATAGACAAATAATGCTCACAATTGGTTTCGAAATTCAAATTATTATTCAGTTTTTTTAATAAATATTTTTCAAATGATGGATTTGAAGTATAATAAAAGTCATAATACATAGTCCAAAATAAATTTACCAACTCTGCTTTGAATCCGGAATAATATAACTCATAAGCCCAAAATATCGCCTCTTCTTTTTTATTTAGAATACATAATAGAAGAGATAATTTAACCTCATCTTTCTCATAAAGATAACGTGTAAGCTGTATTTGATTGTCCATTTTATAAAAACGTATTTTAAAATATTGAATGTTTAACTTTATTGATTTTAATAATCTGGGTAAATTAAAATCAATTTTATTTTTTATTTTAGAAATAAATATAATTTGCGTCAAATACTTTTATCTCATTTAATAATATAATGAGTGCTTGGAACGATTTTGTCAAAAAGATTTATTGGGAAAATAAGAAAAAAAATAAGAATTTTCAATTCAAGGATGCTTTAAAAGAAGCTAGTAGGCGCAAGGGTGAAATGGGTTCACAAGGGGCGAAATCTATGAAATCTAAAAAGGGTTGCAAATGCCCAACAAAGGGAACACGCAAAAGACGAGGAACCCGCAGACATTAAATATACGAATTATTTCGACGAATTATTATTCTATGAATAATTTCTTGTATAGAAACTAAATCTGATATATTATCATTCGCGTCTTCTTCGCTTATTGAAGTGTGAGGGGTTGTTTTATAATTTTTATATATTTTTTTAGTTATTTGGTTTGTTATTAATTTAGATTCATTTAAAGCAGGATTTGTAGTTCTCTTTAATTTTTTATTAACATCTTCCATAATTTATATATTAATTATAATTATATTTTCAATATACTTTTACTTTATAATATTTTTATCGTATAATATTTTTACCGTATAATATTTTCATCATATAATATATACATATAATGAAAACAAAAAAAAATTATAATTCTAAAAAAAGAACACAAAAATCTAAAAATAGAAAATATACACATAAAAAATACAAAAAAACTATTAAACAAAAAGGTTATGGAAAAAAGGAGAGAGAAAGAGCAGAAAGAGAAAGAATACAAATGCAAAGAGATTATATAAGAACCCAACAAGAAATAAAACAGCGTTTTAGAAATACTTTTATTAATTTATTTAATAGATTAAAATCAGCCATTGAGTCTAATGATGTAATTAAAATAAATAATGCTGTAGAAAGTTTTCAAGATGGGTTTATTAGTAATCGTAGTGGAATAAATACTTTAATACCCATAGCAAATAATAATTTGCCAATCAATAAAGTACCATCTTTAGCTGGAGAACATATAGTAGAACCCGATAAAGTGATTAAAAATCTAGTACCTTTATTAGTTATCATATTTGAAAATATAGATGATTTCAATATTAAAAAACAAATTACCAAATTTTATCTACACCATATGGGTAATATTAATTTAAAAAGTACTAGAGAAAACATAACTGCTTTATCTTCTGCTATTAAAATCCAAGATAAAAATCTTGTTAATTTTTTGATTGATAATGGTGCTGATATCAACATATTATCAGAAGAACAAAAAAGTATGCTTGATGATTTAATGAGAAAAACAGTAAAAATTAAAAAGAAAAAAGAGAGAAAACCACTAGAAGATGTAAATGTTTCACGCGAGGAACAACTAGATATGCCACCACTAGAAGATGTAAATGTTTCACGCGAGGAACAACTAGATATGCCACCATTAGAAGATGTATCAGTGTCAAGAGAAGAAACTATTATTCCAGAATTTCATCCAGCAAAATTAATAATATCTTCTGAATTACCAAGTGAATATAATCAGGATATTGAACCTGATTTTTGGAAACCTATATTTCAAGAAAATGAAATGACTATTCTCAGACAAAAAATTATGGAGATGATAAATATAGATGTAAATATTCCTTTAATTAAGAAAAATCCTCAAAGTAGTTATAAAGAAATTGAAAATATATGGGGCGTTTGCCAAATTAATCAAGCATTAATTCCTTCTTATTTTGTTCAAACAATAAATGAAATGTATAGTGTATTTGATAGTTGGCTAATGGACACTGAAGATGATTTTTCTAATTACAATATAATTTTATGTGCTGCCTTGATTATTTTTGGAGTTATATCCTACAAAATGAGAGAACAGGATTATGAATTTATAATCAAAGGAGGTAAGGCAATACAATTAGTATTATCTAATATACCACAACCTGATATATATAAAACTGAAGATATAGATTTATTAATTTTACCAAAATTAGGTGTACAACGTGATGATTTATCTATTAAAAGTTTAGCTGCGAATCTTGCCTGTTTGATGAAGTGGTTTTTAAATAGAACTGATATAAAATTAAACATATCTATACAATCACCTGATTCTAGCAAACCAGATACAAATCAATATATTTACAAATTAAGCTATTTAAAGACTATCACGAAAAAATTTTTTAGTAAAAAAGAAAATAAATTGGTTGAAACAAATGATTACAAGCCATTTGCCGATATAGATTTTAAAAATTTAGCTGAACCTGTAGGTGCTTTTTTTGAAAATGTAGTTAATTATCCATTCTTTATACCTGAATTAAATACACATGTTTTATTTACATGTCCTGATATAGAGTCTATTCTAAATGAAAAAATATATTTTTACATTAAATATATTGGGTTTTTAGAAATTTTAAAAACGAGAAATCCCATAACTGAAATTGGTTATACAAAATTGGACATCAGAGAATGTTATAGAATATTAGACAAATTCAAACGTTCTATTTTGGCTATTAATAAAGGAATCTTAAAACAACTAGAGCCTTTATCTCAATCTCAAAGTGATTCAATTACGATAGATAAATTAAAAGAACAAATACGTTTGCGTTTAACTAATTTTGGAGTTGTAACTCCACAAATGCAAGAAATCATCATTAATAGTTTGTATTCAGAACCATAATATTATTTTAATAAATAATCATATAAATTTTTTAATTTTTCATTTGAAACATCATTTATAAAGGACCAATCTGTAAATTCATTAAATAACTTATGATATTTTTGGTTAGTTTCTTTTAATGTTTCTCTCTTTAAAGGATTCGGATGAATATTTTTGGTTAATAATAATGTAAATTTATTTATAAAAGTACCCTTTAGAGAGAAAAATCTTGAAATATTGCCAAAAATATGTAAATATATGATTGTAAGACTATAATTATCCCAATACTTATAATGTTTTAATATGTCACATATTATTTCTGATTTGGGAATATTTATATATTTTTTTAACATTTCTATACATTCCTTTTCATATGACTCTTTGTACTTCTGAGAGAAAAGGTTCAATATATACATGTTTTTTACATAATTTTCACAAATACTTTCTATAAATGAAAATGATAAGGTTTCTTGTTCATTCATTATCAAATAAAACAAAACATGTACTTCTAATGGTTTATAAGTATATATTTCAGTATTTTCAATTATTTGTTTAATATATGATTCATTTAGCTCTGAAATTATCAACCCATTTTGGAAATTTTGTAGAATAGGCATAGAATTTTCTAAAAATACAATATTATATGTATTTAAATCAAAAAAACACACATTTTTATCATTTAAAGTAATTAAACTATTTAATAACATCGAATATGAATTGAGTATATTGAATAAAAATTGTTTCTTATCTTGATTATTAAACAAAAAATCTTGAAAATCTATATATTTTTCATTATTATAATGAGTTATTATGTATTGTTTATTATTATTTAATTGCACATTTTTAATGATATTTTCATCTATTTTGCCAATATCTATAAAATCATAATCTATCATTATATCATAATAATTTGAATTATAAGGTATTTTATTTATTATATTAATCACATTTATTTCATTTATAGAAAAAAAACTATAAGGGACTATTTTTGATTGAGTTTTTTCTTTTTTTTCTTTTTTTTTTGGTTTATTAGTAAAATAGTTATTTAATAAGGATATATCAATATTTGTATTCATTTATATTACTTATAGGAGTTATTATTTTATATTTTATTTTTCACTAACATAAAATATCTATTTTTGTAGGTTTTCTTAATTTTATTTTTAATTTCAATATGGTCTGTTAATCCGCATTTACATAATCTAGATACCTCTTTTTGTAAGGTTTCAGTATTTTCCTTACAAAATATACTAAACCCATCTGATGGCTTGTACTCTTTGTCATTAATATTATTTGTAATGTGTTTATCCATCGACTCAAGCAATTCTTTCTCAACTCCAACATAAACGCGTCTTTTTTGTGGTTCCTTTTTTTCAGTGCTTTTTTTTCTAAAATAATAACGTGCGCTTTTAAACATCTTATCTAATATGTCTCCATCATAACCTAAATTGGTAAGTCTTCTAATTTCATCATCTACTAATTCCTCATTTTCTTCGGTCCAAATATTCCATGCTTCTTTGAAATCACTTCTATGGTCATACTGATGTATTTTTGAAAATTTATACAGCTCATTTGTAAAGTCTTCTGTAAATTTATAGCGAAAGATATTTATACCGTTTTCACGAAGTAATGAAATATCATCCTTCTCCATTTTTTCATTTGATAATTTTGTAACGTCATTATCAATCTCAATAAAATTGTTTGCGATTTCCATTTTACTTAGAGTAATCTATTTTAGTGTTTATACATTTAATATTTTAAAGTATTCTATTTCAATTTTATTTATGACTTTAAATAAAATAAATTCTGGTTTTCAAATGCTTTATAAACTTTGTAAACCTTTAATAATTTATTTATATTTATATACCATATTTTTTTATAACATTTTTTATAAGAACACTTAACCCACTGATTATTTTCAAACATCATTTTCTTACGCGTGGTTTCTTCTAATTTTTTTTTTAAAAGAATATCTTTGTTTTCTTCTGATGAATTGTCTAAATAGTAATACTTTCTCTCACAATTCGTTGTTAGCATAGAATTTCTATTTTTTTCGTCAAGATATTCAATTACTAGATAAGATTCCACAACATAATCATACAGCATTTTAAATTACAGTGTATATATTTAGTATATAAATATTTTTAAGCCATTCAAAAAAATCAATTTTATTTTAAATATTTATGAAATCAATATAATGATTACTTATTATAATTATTATTTATAAATGGACTCATCAATGAATTTTTATGAAGATGAAATTCGTCCTCCTGACAAAATAAAGAGAGAAACCCTTTTACAACATAATAGAAGCGTCTTTGACAAACAATTAGATGAAGCATTATATCAGAGTCTTCAATTATATCAAAATGAAGTACAAAAACATGAAGAATTGGAAAAAAAATTACTTCAACAACAGCGTGAAGAAATAGAAAAAAGAAAAAATTTGGTTAAACCTATTTTATTCGAATTAAATAGAATAAGCAAATTTGACCAAAAAATAAATAATATATTTGAAATAATTGACCCCATATTGGATTCTTATTGTGGTTTAGCATTTGAAGATTGTACTCTTGACAAAAAAACATATCATACTATTTTTAATGGTCTAACAAAAACAAGAATTAATATGGATATTTTAATGTCTATTATCAAGTCTGAATAATTTTTAGTTTATTTAATTTTAATATATTTTTATCGTAATCTAATTACCTTTATATCACTTTTTGTTTCTTCTTCATAATTTTCTTCTGCTAATTCAGGTTGTGATTGTGGTTCTACATAAAGATAATTTGGTAATGGATTCGAAATTGTCTCTTCATTAGTTATTAATACGGCTTCAGCCATATGAACCGCTTCGGCTACAGGTACAAGGATATTGGGTTGAGAAATTTCTTCTGCTTGATACAAAGATAAAGCATCATAATAATCTTTTACTTTTTTATTTATTCGTATACGATTTGCGTCAAAGGATGTCAAATAGAGACCTTGTAAGCTCTTTACTCTTGAAAGCGCCACATAAGTTTGCCCACATTCAAATATTCCACTACCTACATCAATTTCCGCAGCATCTAGCGTCGCACCCTGTGATTTATGGATTGTCAATGCCCACGCCAAAATAAGCGGCACTTGTGAAACACCTATGCCTGGAATTTTATCACTTGCCCAAATATTACGTGTCATTATCCTCTCAATTCCATTATTGAATTTCACACGAGGACACCCTGTTATTTCACAAAAATCAGTAATAATCCCTTGACTTCCGTTACAAACCTCCAACCCTGTATCCGATTGGATATTTACAACGCACATCACTTGGGCGCCGATTTTTAACTTCATCTCTTTATCACAAATCAGATTACTTGATAAGAATTCCAACTCTAATTGTATCTCTTTATCTGTAAAGTTCATGCGGGCTTCTCTGTCCGCCTTTGTCATTTCCAAATCCTTCAAATATTTGATTTTGAACTCTTTTTCATCGCCTTGTAGTGCGCACATTTTTGTATTATTTATATTTTCTACCTTGTTGCGAGTAGGGAACAATTTGGTCGGCTCGGCTACCAAATTGGGGTCCAAAGGGCGCCCTACATATTGTAGTATTAATTCATTAGACCTGCGTTTAATTTTTCCCTCCCGGATTTGATTCAAAATAGTCGAATATATTTCATCTGTTTGTCGGAAAATTTTTACTAATTGGATTTGACAGTTCTTACGAAATACAGTGTCCCAATCTTCGCTTTCAAAACAAAACTGCTGAGTATCTGGCTCATCCTTGTTGCCAACCGGAGGCAATTGGAAGAAATCACCTGAAAATATCAACTGGATTCCACCAAATGGGGCTGGATTGTTTCTAACTACTGTGCCAATTATATTTAATAGGTTGAATAATTTTAATGAAAGCATACTTACTTCATCTACCACTAATATATCAGTGCCTTTCCATAATGCCTTGGCAAATTTATTCTTTTTAATTTTATTTACTAAATATTCAATTGTGCCATTTCCTAAACCAATTCCAGCCCACGAATGAAGCGTTTTTGCTTTACAATTTAGTAAAACAGCTGCGCAACCTGTAAGAGCGGTGACATGAATATCTTTGAATTTAGAATAGGCGTGTTTATGAATCATTTTAATTAATGCCGATTTTCCTGAACCTCCTGGTCCTGTGATAAATATGTTATGACCTTGAACATATTTATCAAATGCTATTTGCTGTTCTTTTGAAAGTTCCATTATATATTTTCTTACTTTATATTTAATATTGTTTTTTAAATCAATTTTATCTTTCTACTTTTACAATGAAATAAAGAAAAAGTGGATTAAGTGGATTTTGCTCCACTTTTTTTAAAAGTGGATATATATATATGTCATTTAGAAAGGTTGGAGGAGTACAATATTCTGCTACGCAAAATGTTGTTAAAAACAGATATAATACATCAGATAATTTATATGTTACACAAAATGTTGGACAACCAAATACTTATATTAATTTTGACAGCGATATTAGTGGTAATATACTTGTTTATGGTGATTTTGATTTAAGTGGGAACTTACATGTTGCCGGTGATATTGACTGTAGCGGAAATGTAAATGTGGATGGAAATGTTACTGCTAATGAAATTTATTTAACTGGTCCTGTTGTGAATGTTCCAAATTCAGTCGTTACAAAATCTTATGTTGATACTTTTGCTACTGGTTTAAAAGTTTTACCTCCTTGTGTTTTAGTTGAAAATACAAATGCACTTTATGCACCTTTACCTTCTCCTCCTTCTACTTTTCCACCTTCTGGATATGGTTACACTATTGATGGAGTAACATTAGATTCTACTTACGATGGTAGTGCTGTATTAATTAATGCACAAAGCGGAATTATAGCCGATGTATCTAATGGTATTTGGATTGTAAATTCTGGACCTTGGACAAGACCTTCTTATTTAGATACTGGTGATATTGCTTTATCAACTGCTATAATAATTTTAAATGGGAATACCTATAAAAATTATATTTTTGTATGTAGTAGTGCTTCTCCTGGAACTATAGGCACTACACCGGTATTATGGACTGTTTTTAGTACTGGGAATGCTGCTACGGCAACTAATCTTGCTAATGGAGCAGCAAGTCAAATACCTTACCAAACAGCAGCTAATACAACAGCATTTATACCGAATGGTTCAACTAACCAAATCTTAACAAGCAATGGAACAGGTGTCCCTACTTGGAATACAAATTTTGCTGGAAATTCTGGGTCGGCTACTTTAGTTAATGTTAACACCGCAACTAGTGGTGATTGGTTTCCTACTTTTGTAACCGCTCAATCTAGTAATCAAGCTATTAATACTGATGCTCTTTTTAAATATAACGCTGGAACTGATAGATTATCAGTAGGAAATCTTACAGCAAGTTCAGCAGTGAATGTAGGAGGAACATTAGGTGTAACAGGAGCAACTAATTTATCAACTCTTAGCACTTCAGGATTAGCAACATTAAATTCTGCTAGTGTAACAACAACATTAGGAGTAACAGGAATCACTACATTATCAAGTGGAACTGTTTCAAATAATACTACTACAGGAGCTTTAGTTGTTAGTGGTACTGGTGGTGTAGGTATTGGTGGCGCAATGAATGT